AGCGAACTGCTTTTGCTTGGTGATCGGGTTGGTGTACGAGCAGCCAAGGAACACGCCAGTGACGGTGCCCAGAGTGCCGGTGCTGACGGTCAAACGCTGAACCTGACCACGAGTCAGACCAACGATGTCGCCGTAGAAGATGTTAGTTGCGTAGCCATACGGAATTGCGTATTCGCGGGTAGACCCTGCGAACACCTGCCCACCGATCAAATTGATCGGCTTTAGCCCGTAAGGGGCTGAAATGACGGGGTAAGCCATTTAAGACTCCTAAAGTTAATTGCCTTTGCCGAAAGTAACCTTGGATTGACGGTCTTTGAAGAGCGGCATCCGGGGGTCATTCTCACGCATGAAATTGTTGTCTACTGAACTCATCTGCGACTCAGACTGACGGCCATACCAGTCGTTGCGTTGCTTGACGAACTCAGTCGGGGTTTTGCACAGCATCAAGCCCCCAATTACCACGTTGTCCTTGAACTGACTGTTAGGGTCAGCAAAGATGTGGATCTCAGGGTGATCGCTTGCACGGACGGGTTCCCATCCTTCGCGCAGCTTAGACGAGATGTTTGACGGATCATTCTGTCCTTGCGTAGCAATCCGCACCCAACGAAACTCCCAGCCCTCTTGAGGATGGGGGTCAGGAAGCAATTGCGGCGGTTGCCATGAACGCGGACGCTCCGAACGGGCGCGGGAGGTCACTTCACGATCATCTCGGTTTTGGAGCAGTTTGTTATCAGCCATTTGTGTTTCTCATCTCTTCTGCCACTTTGCGGGCATACAGGTCAAGGGGGATACCAAGGCGTTTCGCAATGCTTACTGCTGAAGGCGTCAGTACGATCTTTTTAGGCGCGGTACTGCGAGAGGCAGGTGCTACTACATTGGATCGCTTCGGTTTCTCACTAGGACTGTCCGCAAACTTATCAGGAAACACTTCCCGAATCCGGTTGTTGATACGCGAATAGTACTCATCGCTGCGCGGATCTACACCTTCATCGTTGACCAGCTTGTCGTGCACCGCGAGGGCAAAACCGGTCATTTCCTTATCTTGATTGAACCAAGGATTCGATTGTTTCCAAGCGACTGCCTTATCATCAATCTGCGCCGACCTCGCGGGGGTTGCCGGTGCTTGAGGGGTTTGTACCTTAGTTTCTGCCTGTTGTAAAGCGTTTTGTTTGAAAGTGTTAATACGTTCTGCGCGAATGGTAGCCGCAACAAGTTTTTTCTGTGCGTCAGTTAGCGCATCAGCATCCCCTGCTTCGTAGGCTGTCTTATATGCGCGTTCCGCCTTATCCAACTCAGTGTCGATAACCTGAGAGGCTTGATCCAGCATGATGCGCTGATTGCTCTGCGCTGAGCCTTTAAGCTGCTCGTTCTCAGCCAGAATGCGTTGGGCAATCGACAAAGCCTCTTCACGTTCCCGCTGTGCAGCTTCCTTGGCACGGCGTTCTTCGTGGTAACCCTTGTTCAAATGCGAGAGGCGGTCGCGCAGGCGCTTATCTTTGTACTTCGATAGCTCCTCATCCGTAACCGCTTCAGGCGGCTCCGTCATAGGCTTGCGATTGCGATCCTCTTCGGGCGTGTCGTCAACGACTTCAACCTTTACTTCTTCGCCTTCAATCTCAAACTCAACCTTCTCCTCTACGACTTCTGCCTTCTCGTGAGGGAACTTAAATTCCACCTTCTCAATTTCAGCCACTGTCATTCCCCTTAGTTAACCCGACTGACACCACGGGGATCTTCGACCACCGCTTCAATAGAGTCATCGTTGATAAGCCTGAACTCGCGCCCGTGGATGGTGAACCGAGTACCCGTATTAGCGCGGCACATAACAAAATCACCCTTCTTGCACCACGGACCCGTGGGGAAGCGCGTCTCATCCTTGTAGCAAAGATCGCCCAACTCCACGACAAACAAGACATTTGAGAGCACCGTCTCGTAGTGCATCGTTGTACCTGCTTTGACCAAGCCGCTGTCGTACTCTTCTTCCGCATCGGGCAAGGTCACCAAGATCTTGTAGCCTTTTGGAACAGGCAGTTGTTTTGCCTTGTTCTCAGCCGGTTTGTTCAGGATCTTGGATAGGTCAATTGCCTTGTTCATTACCAGTTCAGTCATTGTCAGAATCCTTAAGTCGATCAGCAAGGTCTTCGATGTTTTGGTTGGCTTGGAGTAGACCTCGCAACACTCCTACAACCTCGCGGTACTCCGCATAATCCTTCGCGCTGCCCGTACCTAAGTAATCCAACAGGTCTAGGCGGCGCTTGTGATTTTGATCCAGCAGATACTGGAACGCTCGTGCATCCATTAACGCTTGCCTCCTTGGGGTTTAACCACTTGCATTGTTTTTAGTTGGATCTCAGCGGCAGCTTTTTGAGCGTCTACCTTCATCCGTTCAACCTCAATCTGCATCTTGGCTTGGGCTATCTGAGTATCAGCTTGGTCTTTCTGGGACTTGCGCTGAACTTCTGCCTGTTTGATCTGCAACTCTTGTTGTTGCATTTGTACGATGGGGTCTTTAGCCGCTGCCAGAGCTTCTTGCTGGGATGCTTGGGTCTTATGGATTTGCAGGAGTTGCTGGGCTGCTTGAGCCACAAGGCGTGACACTTCGACTTCCATTTCCGGCGGCATTTTGGCGTCAGGTGCCGGAAGCTGCATACCCATACGGTCTTCAATCTGCTTGCGGTAGGCGTAGCCCAAGTGCTCTGCGATGTGTGCTTGCAGTGAGGCGTTCATTTGCTGCGCTTTGGGGTTCTGGCCCATCTGCTGCGCAATCATGGGGTCTTGGATAAACGATGTGTGCGCCGTGATATGCGACTCGTGATCTTGAAAGATAAACGCTTTGACAGGCTTGGAATTCAGGATCGCCATGTTCTCGCTGTTCGGATCGACGGGCTTCAAGTCATCCTCCACAGGGATGATCTTCTCGGCATTCTTAACCCCCAACACCTCGATCATCTGGCGGTGCAGGTACGGCAGGTCGTATATCTCCGGGGCGCTAGTAGCCATTTGGAACGCCGCTTGGTACTGCATGATCCGCTGCGCCATCGTGCTGCTGTTGGGGTCGCTGACAGGGATAACCTCCACCATGTCGTAGTCAGCTTGTTTGGCCTGCGGTCCTGCGTTGTAAGCGGGCTTGTAGTCGTAGCTCTGTGGGGTGTAGTCCCGGATGATTGCCGCAAGGAGTTTGAACTCCTGCTTCATGGAGTAGTGCACCCGAGCCTGTACAGCACCCATCGTCTTAAGCGTTCGCTCCAGCAGTGCCAGCGTAGTCCCCACAGGCGCGTTTGCGCTCATGTCAGAGATGTTCATGTCACTGATGGCACCCAGCCTACGTCCCTCATCTGTGATGCGATCCAAAAGCTGTGTAAGTACTTGTGAAGGCTCTCCGTACGGTAGAGGCATAATGTTGTCTCGGATGGTCCCACTAGGCACATCCACATCACGCCATTCACCCGGAGCGATCGGCGTATCGTCACCCTTGACCCGCAAGCCACGGCTCTTCAGTCCACCCGGCAAGTTAGACAGAGTGCCCGCATCCACAAGCTGACGGATCAGCGACGTACCTGCACGAGCATAGCCACCGATCAAGTGGATCAACCCCATGCCGTACACACCAAAGCCGGGGATGTATGTGTACTGTACGAAGTGCTGGCGCTTCAACCGACGCTTGTCGTCCTCATCCCAGTTGCGTCGAACTGCCAAGACCTTGTTAGTACCCCGTTCGTACGTAATGACATATGGCAGTGCAATGCCATCCTCGTCCTCGTATCCCGGCAGATCGTAGTCAATGTGTACTTCGCAGATGCTATAGCGGTCATCGTCCGTGATGGAGATGCCTTGTTCTTCGGCTTTTTTCTTCTCAATGTCCGTGGACATCGTGACGGGATCACCGAGGTCGATATCCCGATAAAACCCCTCAACCTGTAACTTACGCACATCGTTTTTGGTCTTGCGCATCACGTGCACAACACGCTCAGCGGACTCAATGCTCGCCGCCCCATAGGGCATGATGATGTCTTCAGCCGGTACAAACAGTGCCACCTGACGCCTCAGAGCAGGGTCGTAGTACACCTTTTTGAACGCAGCCCCCGCCAACCCCAAGTTAAACAACATCCGCTCATGCTCAGGGCGATACTCGTTCATCCGCTCCGTAAGCTGGTAGTTCATATCGTCGCGCACCCGCTCCGCTGCTTCTTCCTTGGGGCGTGTCACTTCACCGATAATCTGCGTCTTTACCGGCCCTGCAGCGGGGAATGTCTCCATGATGGTTTCGGACTGGAACCGGATCGCAGCTTCAGCCAGCAGTGTGCTGTATACCCCACAGGCACCATCCCAAGGCTCAGTGCGCTGCTCGTACTTGAACCCCAGCACTTCCAAACCCTTGACGAACGTATCTGCCCAGTCCTTGCGACTGCCAATGTCAGTCGTGACCATATCCTCAATATCTGCAGCCACCATCGACAGGTCACCGTCGTCCATGAACTCGGCAAGGTTAGCGTTAAAGTCACCGCCATCGTCGCCTTGCGTCTCCGGCTCAAGCTCGATCTCTACCCCACCCATGCGGATCGCTACCGACTCAGGATCTTCAATCTCAATCTCGATGCCTTGCGGCTCATCACCCATGTCAAGCACACCGACAGCTTGCGGCTGACCCATCCCCAGCGGGTTATCAAACCCCGGTCCCAAATTCATAGCCATGACTTATCCTTAGTGATCTTCAGTAATACACAGCTTTGCGCGGTGCCCTACCCAACTCTTCGTCGAACTTATCTGACGCCAGCTTGAGCAACCCACCCTTGCGTATCCGCATAAGCCCCAATGTCAAGGCATCCACACAGTCATCGTGCTCTCCCGCTGGGAACGCCAGCAGTTCTTCCACGACCTCCGTAGCCCAACCCGTCTCGGGGAACCATACCTGCCCACTGTCGAACATATCGCTGACAGCGTTAAGCCTAGCTATCTTATCTTGACCCTTGCCGGGACTGAAGTCTTGCACCAGTATCCCCGAGCGCCGCATCTCATCAAT